TCCTTTACATTATATCCAAATAGTTGTACAACCCTTAGTATGGGTTTTAAACGAATACTTGTAATATCGGATATGCACGTACCATTCCATCATAAAGATAGTATGGATTTTTTACGTGAAATAAAAAAAGAATATAAGCCACAGTTCGTAGTCAATATTGGAGATCTTCTCGACTTTCATGCCATATCTATGCACTCACATGATCCTGATTTATTTTCTGCTGGTCATGAATTAAGAGAAGCTAGAAAACATGTAAAAGAATTAGAATCGATCTTTCCAAAAGTTACAGAAGTAGATAGTAATCATTCTAGTTTAGTTTATCGTAGAGCTTTAAAGTTTGGTATGAGTAAGGAGTTTCTAAAAGACTACGGAGATTTTTTAGGTACAAAAAAATGGAAATGGGTTGATGATTTAACTCTTACAATGTCTAATGGACAAAGATGTTTTTTCACGCATGGTCGTAGTGCTGATATTTTGAAGGTATCTCAAACAATGGGAATGTCTGCTGTACAAGGACATTATCATACGAAATTTTTAGTATCTTGGTGGGCAAATCCAGATAATTTATTCTTTGCTATGAATGTTGGTTGTTTAATTAATCAGAAGTCGATGGCTTTCTCGTATGCCAAGAATTTTAAAACTAGGTTTATTTTAGGTTGTGCTGTAATTATAGATGGATATCCTAAATTACTACCAATGGTCTTGAATTCTAGAGGATCATGGATTAAAACACTTGTATGAGTTCTAATAAGCTAAAAAATACCCTGTTAAAGAGCCATAGAGCCACGCAGAGTAACGAATCAGCTTTTTCCGAGCAAGTGGGTGGAGATTGGTATAAGAAGCTAAAAATCCAGCCTTTAGACTATGCTATGGATAATAATCTTAATGCCTGTCAGGTTAAAGTAGTAAAATATATTTCAAGATATAATTTAAAACATAAAAATATAAAAGATCAGATTAAGGACCTAAATAAAGCAAAACATGTTATAGATATGCTGATAGAAAAAATACAACAAAAATAATTATGTGGTTAAACATTGCATCTAAATTAGTACCAGGAATAATTAAAACAGGAATGTCTATTGCTTCTAATCGAAGAAGAGCAAAAGAATTTGAATCAGTTGCAGAAATGCGTCACGCAGAAAAAATGGCAAATGGAGAAGTAGAGTATCAAAAAGCTGTAATGCAAAATAATCAACAAGGCTGGAAAGATGAGTTCGTACTTATTTTAGTTTCGGCTCCTGTGATGTTACTAATTTGGAGTATTTTCAGTGATGATCCAGAAATAATGGAAAAGGTCGATAAGTTTTTTAATCAATTTAATAATATGCCTTTTTGGTATCAAGCATTATTCATAGGAGTAGTGAGTGCTATTTATGGTCTTAAAGGTGCAGACATAATAAAAAAAAAATAATATAAATTAAAATTCAAATAAGTTATATTGCATTATGATTGATGCAGTTATCACAGATTTAGAAATGCAAATAGAAACACCAGCCTCTATTTATGGACATTATGTTTCTTTTAGATTTATTGATACTACACCTAATTTTCCAAAAGTAAGTGACATGGTACAACAAGTAAAACAACGTGATGATGTAAGTTTAGTTGATTGGAGTTATTCTTTTGAAAGAATAGACAAAAATACAGATATTTCTTTTTTTGAAATTACAAGACATTAAGGGCGATTTCTCGCCCTCAATATAAACATTAATGCTTTAGTGTAAGTTTATCTATCGCTAATTGATTGATAGATTTCTGCTTTAGATTCTCACAATAAGAATGACCATTATTAGCTTCTACTTTTTTTAAAAGATAATATGCTTTTCTTTTTCTGTAAGTTGCTCTAATTTCTTTGTACCTATCATCATTAGTAGCTTTCACTTTAGCAAGAGCAATCGAACATTTTAGATTCTCAACTTTTTCAGTAATAATAAAATCTAATTGTTCTTGCATTTGGTCTTTTACTTCCTCGTAGTCTTCTTCTGCTTTGATTTTATTTTTATCTAAAGCATTCAGATAGACTAGTATTTTATCAGGATCAAAGACTTTAGGTCTATGCTCGATATACTTATCTAAAGTATCGTTACTCATTAATCACCTAATTGGTTTTCGTATTCCTCTGGATTAAAATCAGTCGCAGAGCCTTGTGACCATTCCTTTTCAGATTGTGGCAACTGATCGTCCATATCATTATTTTGATGATACGATTGTTTAGGTTGATTGAACTGCGGATTCGTTTTCGTCTTATCGTAATAAGGAAATAACTTAAATCCACCTGTTCTGTTATCCCAATAACCTTTTAATACTAAATTTTGATTATTGAGTTCTACTGCTAATATTAATTTATCTTTTTTTGTAGAGATAAATTTAGCAGTTCCGCCATTGCTACCAGATTGTTTGTTCTGGAACTTATTGTACTGTGGTCTATTATATGCCATCAGATTCTCCTATTGTTAATCCCAATAACTATTCATTGAAGTCATTATGTATTTAGCTCCAAGAAAAGCATTGAAAAGTTTTTTATTTAGAGGAATTTTTTGGACATCAATTCTCTTATCGCTTTTAGGTAATCTTACTACCAATGCTTTAGAGATTTTCTCTCCTGTTTCTTCCTCATACGCAAACCTATAAGCATTTAACTGTAAAAGATAGTCAAATGATATTTGGTTACTTGTTTTAATATCAATCAAAACAAGATTTTTTTCCTTATCCTCTACGATAAGGTCAAGAGTACCAGCATAATTATGCTTTTTACTATATAGCTTTTTTTCTATATGTATTGGTTTATACTCTTGCTGTTCCCACCAAGCTAAAAACAAGTTCCAACAATTTACAACTCGTTTATCAACTTGATCTGGAATTTTTTCACCTTTAAGATAATCTTCTACTAGACTATGAACTACTGACCCAACTTGTCCAGCTTCTCTCATAATCTTATCTGTTGCTCCTTGTGCATCAGCAAAGATTTTTTCTAAAGAAAATTTATCTAAAGGTTTTTCGTCTTTTAACATCTGATTAATTTCTCTTTTTGCTTGACCTAAGGGGAAAGAAACTTTCCAATTAGTCAAACCATCTTTAATTAATCCTTTAGATGTTATTCCTGTAACAGATGGTATATTTTTACCACCAACTTTATAAGTGTGCGTTGGTTCATCGTAGTATAAAATAATACCATTTTTTAGTGTGTATTGCATATTTTCCTTTTTAGTTTAGTTTCATATCTGTAATTACTGAAAACATTGCGTCAGTATCATCGTAATACTTAGTCAATGCAAACAATTTAGATACGTCTGTTTTAATACCTTTTTCAAATTTATATAAATCGTAAATAGTATTAAAATAGGGTTTATTATCTTGAACAACTGCTTCTGCAGTTATCCCTTGATTCAGTCTTAAATATTTAAATTTAAGTCCTGTAATCCTATTACATAATTTGGCATCAGGTTTTTTTTTAAAAGTTTCCATCATACCAATTATTTCATAGTTTAATTTGTCTAAATTTTTCATTTAATTCAGTACCGAATGTCCACGATTTTTTAGACAATTTCTGTATATTTTAGGATAGTTATATTCTGCTTTAGGACTTATCCATAAAGTATAAGCTCTAAAATAATAATTCCAAATATACTTGCCACCCTCTACTGAAGAATTTGTATTTTCTTTAGCAAGAGTTTTACAATGCTGTAAGTCATTAGTAATCTGATCTGAATTACTTTGATCAAATGTACCACTTCTTCCAGCAGTATCTATTACTGGTTTATAAGTGCAATTAGTCAGGCAAAAGACCAGCACTAATAAGTAAATTATTTTTTTCATGTTTCCTTTCTAGTTTGTACTCTTTTTTGTTTTTTGCTTTTGAATGTATTACTGCACAATATTCGTCTATTAAATATTCGTGAGTAAATTTTTTTTTAGAAATAGTTCTATCCATTGCTTCGATTCTTTTATCTTTCCAATCACTCATAGCATTACTCCGATTAATATTCCTAAAACTAGCCCTAGCACGAATGCTAGAGCTATATATTTTCTAATTATAGGATAGATTATCATGTTTCTATAAAGTCTAAAGTTATAACTAATTTATAACCACCAGAAAGATTATCTTCAAAAACTTCTGCCATATCTACAACTTTTTTTAATGACATTGGTTTATCAGATA